ATTCGCCTTTCTCTCTGAACGACAAAACTTTAATTTGATTTAACGGAGCAAGATCACTAATGGTTTCTATATTAACAACAGAAACCAATCCCCAATCACTAAGCAATTGAATGATACGATTGCGACGTTGAACATCATTCAAAGAAAGATTTGTATTCTTGCCATCCAGGGCAAACAACTCTTTAAAGTGAACGATATAATACTTACCTTGCTTATGTAAAATATGGCAGGACTGATAGATCTTTTTTTCTTTGCGAGATGCCACTCCAATACGTGTTAGAGTTTCCCTCACTTTAAGAAAATCATCTGGTTCACCAAGAACCACTTCGACCATATCAGTTTGTTTCCACTGGATTATAGTTTCATCATTCATGTTTTTCCACCTTTATTCAATACCTTGGTAATATGATCTAATTGATCCTTGGTAAGAATCCTGAGAGCTTGGAGTGCTTTATCGTCATTATAACCATAATACTCTTTAACTACTTCAAGATAATCAATAGAATCTTTTCTTGCCCAAGGAGAGAAACGCTTCCTCGGTTTCACACTATTTAGTAAAAAGTCATATTGCATCTTCTTATCTAAGTGAGAGTTTTTATTCATCTCATTGACATATAGAATAGTATCAGTGAAAGAAGACAAGCACCTATTAACAATATAAGGAGGATACCCTCGCTCACCATCAATGTCATCATCTAAGATACTTTTCTTTGATTGGTTAATTGAATAAAGGTAGTCTTTCAGTTGATACATTATTAAATCCAGTCAGGTTTGCGGTGTGGTAGTCGTAGGTAGTTGTCAGATACCCATGGTTTGGATGCAATATACATCTTGTATGCTTCGATAGTAGTGATACTATCGTCAAATTTATATTCGTCTGGCATTGCACGAACGAAAGGAGTGTGATCATCCCAACCCACATCAGGGATAATTTTATCGGCAACAAGAAGTGCAGCAAAACATGTATGAACTTTATCATATCTAGCAGTATACTCTTGACATAAAGCAAACCCATGAGCAAGCAACCACCTAGTATTTGCTACAGTTTTGTTTGCCCACTTAGTGCAGGGGTGATTACGAAATGCTCCCTTCTTCGTAGCATAGGGCATACCATCTGCTTTAGGCAGTGTGCCGTAATTGTGTCCCCATTTTTTAGAAGAAACTATAGAGAGCATCTGGCATGTCTCTAGGGGCATCTTAACGATGTGCTTGTCCGGTAGGACAGCAGCAGACCGCCATGGTGATTCATCAGTAACAAAGATGTTCATTTAAATACAGCAGTTACACTCACAATTTTAGCAGTAGGGTTTCTTGCGACAGCAGTTTGTCTCGCTTCTTCATAATTACGAGCAATGACCTGCTCCTTGAACACGGTGCCTGCTACGTACAGGGTAACTTCACATTTCATAGTTGGTAAGGACGAGTTCCTTGCGAGACGCTTGATCTGTATTATAACTCCCCACGCTCCTCATGGTGTAAGTGTGTGCAAATTCAGCAGCTGTCCACCCCTGCTTGAAGCGGTCTCGGATCAGTTGCGATGAGTTATATGATACAAGTTGATGTGAGATAAAACGATCACAATCACTAGCAAACAGATCGTGGTCGAATCCTTTATGCATGTTGCCTCGTTTGCCATAAAGATTTGATCCGATCTCATAGGGAGGATCAAGATAAACAAAGGTTGACTTGCTGTCGCTGAATAGTTCTTCGTAGGATAGATTAGTAATCTTCCACTTAGAAATCATTCTTGAATATTCAGGGAGTTTATCAATGCCTCGCATCGAGAAGTTGCTAACTGACGCTTGCTTGGAGAATGAGCTGGACTCAGTGAGACCAGAGAAAGAGCACTTATTAACAATATAAAAACACACAGCAGCAAATAAGTCGGATGTTGAATCATCGTTTAGTCTCTCCTTAGCGTCTAGAAATAAAGTTTTTGCGGATACTGGTTCTGGATGGGCGTTCTTAGAATCTCTCAACAGATCAGAAAGTTCTTCGCCTTGATCTTGAAGCACTCGCCAGAAGTTGTAGAGTGGTCCATACAAATCGTTCACCCAGATATCTAGGTGTGGATATCGTTTACCAATTTCCAATGCCACAGAACCACCACCAACAAATGGTTCACGATACTCAGTGTAATCTTTCAGGTTAGGAATATACTGAAAGAGTTTACTCAGGGCACGACTCTTCCCCCCTGGATACCTGAGGGGTGTCTTCAATGACTTCAATGTCTGGGGCATGGTATTTAAGGTATTCACGAAAGATCATTTTCATTTCACGCTCTGTCATTCCACAATGGGCAGCAGCATGGGGTAGGTTCATTGTAGCATGAAACAATGCTTCATTTGCTTCTGCTACATTCTCGGGTGTAGTTTTGACTTTTGATGTATTCCCATTGCCTCTCTGGTTCTTTTTCAAGTCGCTCATACATTTCCTCCATCATAATAATTTTAGGTTCTTTCTCAATAAATTTGAGTAGTGTCATCGAAACTCACAACTCATCATAATCTCTGTCAGACATGCCAACATGTTGATCTCTTGATCAGGAACAATAGTAATGTCTTTCATATACTTAGCGATGATAAGAACAGCTTCAGGAATAGAAGCAGGTTTCAATACACCATACAAACTATCATAAACCTTACGCATCACCATACTGGGATCGTTATCCAGATGCTGAACTACCCAGTTCTTTACAGTAGTAAAGTCTTTCTTCTTCAGAGATGTAAGTAAAGAATCCAGATTAACATCTGCAACATCAACCAAGATAGCAGAAGTAATACTCCCTGTGGCAGCATAACGCTGACACTCGTTAATGAGACGACGCCAATCAGGATAATACCTCTTGACAAGCTTCGCGAGAACTTTATCTTCATACTCTACATTCTCATTAGTAAGAATAGTTTTGAGACGAGTAAAGAATTCTCCCTGAAGTTGAGTAGACTGTTCAGGTTTGATTCTAAAGTCAACCACCGTACAACGTGAATGCAACGGTTCAATAATTTTATTGATGAAGTTGCAGGTAAAGATGAAACGGCAGTTACCATGGAACTCCTCCACAGCAGTCCTCAGAGACAGTTGAACATCGTTGGTGGTGTTGTCTGCCTCATCGATGATGACCACCTTGTGGGATGCTCCAGACGTGAGAGAGACAGTCGTGGCAAACTGACGGACACGGTTCCTCACAGTGTCTAGGAAGCGTCCCTCATCAGATCCGTTAATCACGATGTAAGAAGCACCAATCTCCTCACACAGTGCCTTAGCAACAGTGGTCTTGCCAACACCTGCTGTGCCGGTCAAGAGCAGGTTAGGTAGTTCGCCCTGGTTGACAAAACCCTGAAACACTTCTTTAGTGCTAGCAGGAAGGATACAATCTTCAACAATGCTTGGGCGGTATTTCTCCACCCACAAAAATTCTTTGCTCATTCTAATGGTCTAGTAAATGATTTAGATACGATGTCCTTGGCACTGAACATCATTTGCATATACTCCACACCCTTCTTGGGTTTGGTATGCTCACCACAGGTAAAGATATCGCAGACTGCCATACCTTTCTCTGGCCATGTGTGAATACTAATATGACTTTCTGCTAGCATCGCCACACAGGTAACACCTTGTGGATCAAACCTATGTGAGTTGATGGATAACAGAGTTGACTTACATTTTTTAGATGTAGTGTACACAATATCTCGGATGAACTCTTCGTCATTTAAGAGATCAACATTACACCCTTTCAGTGTAAAGAGAATATGCTTCACGCTGGTTCAAGGGCAATGTAATAAGTCAGGTCAGTGTTTACGTTAGTCCACTCTGAAATGAGGTGTTGAGATACTTTGACTGTATAATCACCTGGGAGAAGACGAATGTTTTCAATCTTAAGATCAAGAGTATAGGTGCCAGTAGTAGAACCTGCCACGGTGATATCGTAAGTATTACTGGTATCATTCTCTTTGTCCCTGAGGATAAGTTTAATCTCATCATGACCTTCGATTGATTGGAAGGTAAGGTCAGGCAGACTATAGACAGCAGATGCTTTTTGTAAAGCAATCAAATCTTCACCAGTTAAATTGAACTGGAGATCAGAACCAGGAAACTTTACATTTTTTTCTGGAGCAGACTTAAGCGTAATTTCTGGATCAGAAAAGAAATAGCGAGCAGACTGACGACCGCCACGGATGCTGACAAAATTTTCGTTGTCAAACTCAAGCTGAGGGTCGCTAAACAAAGAGATCCCAGAAAGGAACTGACTAAGATCATAGATAGCGAAGTCAACTGGAAAGACTTCCTCGCCAGTAAACTTTGCGAGGATGTTCTCTGCATTAGAGATAGTTCTAACCGTGGATCCTTTACGGAAGACAATCGAGGAATTGATAGTACTGAAGTTTTTGAGAACATCTAATGTTTTTCTAGAAAGAATAACTTTACTCATTGGTTGTAAGATTCGGTAATAGCAGTTTTGTCAGAGAAGTGAAGCAGCAGCAATGCGTAGTGAAGGATCTTGATGATATCACGACGGGCAGTGCCTTTACGATCATAGCGTGAAGCATACTTGAGGATGTTGCTACGGCAGAATGCCTCAGCGTCTCCACATGCTTCAATTAGATCTAACGTTTGAATGCTGTCGTTACCAGCAGAATAGTGTTGTCCATAAGTTCCAGAAATGTAATCACTCAGCTCTTTCAACAGAGCATCTTCATTGTATTTTTTCGCCATTCAGTTATCCCAGATTAAGCGTAGATTACTATGGTAGCACTCTTGAACCTTGCCGTCAAGGTCTTTGACAAACAACTTCAAACCATTGCCACCCATAATTTTTACAGTTTTACGATCCTCACCATCTTCGATGATGGCAAGGTTGTTTACGTATCCATGAAGTTGTTTAGTATGATGCATTTTCCTCCTCCTCAGTTTGAACGTCAGCATCAATCTTATCATACAATTCGATGAATGATTGACGAGTCTCATCATCGAAACGATTTACACATACCTTGATCGCCTTCATACGATCACCCCAGATAGCATAAGCACGAATGATGTGGACCAGACGACGGGTAGAAATAATCTCATCGATACCACCATCAGCAAATGTCTTACGAATAATGTCTGCCCAGTTAGCAAGATTCTTACAGAAGTCTTCGTCATGCTTACCTACAGAAGCAGCAACACGTAGCAGAATCTTGCTCTCAGTAGCAGGAGTAGGATACTCTTGCTCAAAGGTCAAAGCAAAACGCTCAAGGAATGCTTCGTTCAGAACGTTAGTGCCAATAAAGCGACCATCTTCAGAACCTTTACCTTTAGTATTAGCAGTAGCAACGACATTGAAACCTGCTTTGGGTTGTACATAACGACCAGTCTTCTTCAAAAAGACACCCTTACCTTCTAAAACAGACTGAAGACAAAGGATCTTATTGGATGCCAAGTCAACTTCATCTAGAAGCAACACAGCTCCACGCTCCAAAGCTTCGATGACAGGACCATTATGCCAAACAGTTTCGCCGTTAACAAGACGGAAACCACCAATAAGATCATCCTCGTCGGTTTCAATGGTAATGTTCACGCGAATAAGTTCTCTATTTAGAGCAGCACATGCTTGCTCGACAGAGAAAGTCTTGCCATTACCAGACAGACCAGTAATAAAAGTAGGGTAGAAAATCTTGGATTGAATGATCTTCTTCACATCAGCAAAGTTTCCAAATGGAACATAGTTCTCGTCCTTCATGGGAACAAGGTTCTCATCGTTGCTGTCAGCAACTGGAATAGCAGCAGGTGATTCGTAGGTTTGCTCAAGACGCTCTTGAACTGTCAGGTTCCAAGTGCCACGCTTGACATAGAAATCACGCAGACGCTTGGTAGCAGTAGCATAGGTGATACCAAAGTGATCACAGGCAGAACGAACGTGCTCGGCATTGACATCGTTGCCAAAATTTTCTGATAGGAAAGAAGCGAGTTGAGTTGTAGTGAGATCGAGTTTGGCAGGCATGGTTCGTTTCGTTGATGTAGTTATTATAGGGCAGAGTGGGGCAGAGTCAGGGGCAGAGTGGACGGTTCATCAAGCGACATACTCGATGAAGGAATTTAGTAGTTTCTTGTTAGCAGATTTGGATCCAAGCATCTTTTTAAAGGCACGAGAAATCTCACCTTTCTTGGCACCAGTCTCAACATCAAAATCTACATCAGATTCTACAGCGTTATTACTAATCACATACAGAGCAGTGTAACTCTTAGGGAAAGGGACCACAGCAGATTTAGATTTTTTCCATTGCTTCTGTACTTGATCGTAGTAAGAAATATTACCGTAGATAGAAACAAAGTTACCAAGACCACCACTAGACATAATACGAAAACCAAGAACGTTTACACCAGGATTACGATCACGCAATTGTTG